GCCAAACTCACTGATGACTTCAGCTCTGCCCTTTGTGACGATGAGGAAGTGCGAGTGCTTGTGGATTTTGCCAACCAGCAGCATCCCAGCGGGGACAGTCAACTCGCGCAGGTACATACCAGGCGCAAAGAAGTGGGTTGGTTCAGGTTGTGGACATTGGATCGGAAGCATGGCTTCTTGCAGTCTGGTGATTTGCTCACGTGTGGGAGTAGACCCAGACTCGATCGAAATTTGTGTTGTGGATTCATCCACCTGTGCTGGCACAGCGCTCATACTAACTCCTTTTCAGGGTACGAGCTGCTGGCTGCTCTGTTCGGCTCAGCTGCTGTGGCTAGACCACAGGTGGGTAGATCCTATCACGGATCCACCCAGGTTGTAAACATGTGGTTAGGTGATCTCTCGTCCAGAGGCGGAGATGGTCAATGACGCAGCAGCACTGGCAAATGTGGAAATAATACCACCTGATTCCAATGTCTGTCCCACAAGTTCTGGGCACGTGTAGGTATCACCAGGAGCAATGGCGCGCAACTTCAGAACAAGATTAGAGTCACCTGAAGCTCCGCCTTCTGCAATCAGGTTTGTGCTGAACGTGACATTTCCAGCACTGGTGTTGGTCACTGTGAACTTGTCAATGATGGTCTTGCAATTCACAGCAGTGTACTGGGCAGTCTGAGCACCCTCTGCTTGTTTGCGTGGGATGATGTTTTTCACAAGGACGGTCATATTAGTTCTCCAAATTGAGCGCTGCTTCTACAGCTGAAAGTCGTGCATCGAATCCTCGTGCGATGAACAACAGAAGTTGGTCTGTGCGGAACCCGTATGAGTCGCCAGCAAATTGTATCTGCTCAGACCAGGCAGGCTTGGGTTCTACGGCCTCTTGGACCAATGTTCCAAAGTCATCTACCACCTGGACTTGTCGTTCAATGGCTGGGTGTTGCACAAAGGCGTCATCCCACTTGTCATAGCAGATGAACGCGTACTGTGTGGGGTTGAGACCATGGTCAGTCATCACCTCCATGACACGCTGGACGGTCAAACCAATATGGATACGAGCATTGTCGCCTTTGTCTTGGACTGCTGACAAGAACTTGAACGACCCGATCTCCTTGGCCAACTGCTTAGATGCAGATAGTTCGCGGTCTTCCAATGGGGCAACTTGGGTCTTCTGGCGGGCATCTGAAGTATTGATAGTGCCGGTTCCAGCGTACACCGTGGACCAACGGAATGACGCTGAACCAAGAGTCTGAGTGTTGTCTGCTCCAGGTCGAAGAGCACCACCGTGCTCAAGGTGCATCCTGTCCGTCCCGTCGGCATTTGAGAACACAAGATCTGGCGTTGTTGAATTAGAACCGCCGAGGTAGTACCCTTGGCCAGCCAGAGCTTTGGTGTTATCGTAGGACAGGCAAATTCCGTACACAGAACTCCCAGAGCCAAAGTACGCACGCCCTCCTCCGACATGAAATTTTGCCAGCGCACCGACGGTTGTTGAACCAACGGCGTAGGCACCTCCAGACAAGAATCTTGCATACTCTGCTCCAGAGTCGTTGGTAAAGACAAGGTTCAAGCTGCCGTCAGACCCGAGCCAGACTCCGCCAGTTGCAGAGTTGTATTGAATGGCCAATGCATACTTCTCAGACGCTGGCATCGCACGCATCCTACCGTCAACCACAGCAAACTTGCCGTATGTCGCAGGGCTGGTGGAACCGATGGCAACGTTGCCAGAAGTATCCTTATACACTTGGCCAGAACCGATGTTGACAACTGATGTGTCGCCCGTGAATCCGTTGATAACAGGATTGGTCAAGGTCTTGTTGGTGAGTGTCTGGGAATTCGTTGTTCCAACAACTGCACCAGTTGCGCCATGAACCGCAGTTGCCCCTGTGTGTGCGTCGAGTTCTGCCTGAGTTGCCATGTCAACGGCGAATCCAGGGTTTGGGTAGGAACCGCTCAGGACTCCTCCTGCGGCGCCAGTTGGAGGTGCACCAGACACTGCAATGGTTATTGACCCATCGGCATTTGTGATGGTGACATTAGAGCCAGGTGCCAGCAGTGCGTTGCGCCATTGTTTGAGCGTGGCATCGAATATTTGAAGATTGCCGGCTGCGGGCAACTTGATCGAGACGCCGGCAATATCAGATAGCGTGATTTCCCGCGGTGGGGCAAGAGAGCAAATTGCCAGAGCTTGGGCAATTTTGCCTAGTAGATCTAATGCCTGAGTGGCCTTACTATCAGCATTGCCGTACCCAATTGCAAGTGACTGCAGAACTCCATTTGATACCAGGTCAAGCGCCGCCTGAGCTTTGGCGCCGTTGCTCGCCGTGTCAATGGAAAGCTCTTGAAGGACGCGGGTGATGGTGACAATATCTGATGCTGTCAAATCTCCGACAGACTTCAAGAGTTGCTCGAATGCTCGAACAGCCCGCTGGTTTGGCAAGAACTCAGCGAGTTGGTTTCGAGTTAGGTTGCGCGGTGTGTTAGACATTTAGACTCTCAATCCGAGCTTCAAGACGTGCAATGGAGATGTGAGCATCACTGGTGCCACGGAACTTCTGGCAACGCCAATGGCGCATGGATCCTTGCTGTAGCCAATTGATGCGCTTGAGGCGTTCACCTTGTTTGCCCACAGTGCGTGACTTCTCTTGGCTCCAAGTTTGGCCATCCACCGTGTAAGACGTCCAGATGGTTGGATCGACACCAACTGCAGTATTCCCGGTTAGGCAAACCAATTCAAGTTCATGGAACAATGCGCCCATACCCTGGTTGTAAACAATGATAGTGCCGAAGTCCCAGCCATTGACGTCGCCATAGTGGGAGGAGATACTGTCAGTGAGGTACCCGTGCTTCGCTGATGTTGGGTCTCCGCACAGCCATTTGTTGTAACACCACACAAAGTTCTTTGCGCGGTACTGGCCAAGACCAACGAGACTGGATGTCAGTTCAAACCAAACAGGCTCACTGACTACCTGTGAAGCTGCGCCATCGTAGACTAAGGTATGATCTGGCAAATGTACGTACAAGAACTGGTGGCCCTTGTTGACGCGCACTTCCAACACGGTGGTTGACAAGACTTCCTCGGTGTATGACGCCAGGATCTGATCAACCTCACGCGTGGAAATTTTGGTTGTGGAGCTGTTTGACCCAGCCCAAATAGCTGGTGCCTCGTTACGGCCGCTGCCAAGGAAGGCAATGTTTTCAAGGAACATTGCAGCAGCATAGGTACCAATGACACCGCGCTGCATCTGAGCACCTTCGATACGCTCGAATGGGAATAGATCTCCACCGACGTTCTGAAATACTTCGATGGTGTAGCGGTTCAGCGCATAAACTTCATTGCGCAACTTGATCAGTCCTTTGATTGGATCTGGGTCGGCTTCAGAGCTTCCATACTTCAGTGGATTCACCGCAGTCGGGTTGTTAAGCTCAGTCACGGTCAAAGAAGTGCCGTCTGTCGACATGAAGTAACCGTCTACCCACAGAAAGTCAATGACTGGTCCGAGGTCTGCGTCAGTGACCTGCGTCAATGTTGTGCCGTTCCAGTAGTAGAGGGTAGTTGCTGATGCCACAGCAAGCCGGTCAAATGAATAGTCGAAAGTCACTTGGCCACCAGCACCAATGTTTCCCAACACTGTAGTCGTGCCATCGCTGTCGATGCGGCACAGGCTTGAACCCATTGCACGATAGCAAACGCCATTCCAATTGATTCCACCGCGGTCTACCGCAGGGCCTTCACCCAATTGAACTATGCCTTCAGCAGGCCGGAGATAACCTTCTGAGATGCCTTGTTGCTTTGGTACTGGCACCATGTTGCGCGGGTAGGACGTCCGGAAGTCGGACACCCCATCCGTGTAGATGCCGTTTAGGATGGGGATTTGCATGATTAGGAGCAGCCTTCGCCAGGTTGGAAGTTCACAATGGTTGTGACAGAGTCAGCGATGTAGGCCAGAGTATCGTGGTCCATTGGTTTCTCAATGAATGTCACTGAGGACGCGGCGCCTGCAGGTCCTATTGGGGTGTCATTCACTGTTGCAACACGAGTTTCGTCTGACGCCTTGTACGTAACGAAATAAGCAACGATTGCTCCCACATTCAGTGCGCGGATGGTCTTGTTGCCAGCACCAATGGTGATGATCTGACTGGTTGTGGTTGCGGTAACCTTCTGGTTGGCTCCGCGCTTGGGTTGGAAGGCACTTGCAATTGTCATGATGGTTCTCCTAGTTGATGTGTTTAGCCGACGCGATACCAAGTCTTGGTCACAGCCTCAAAGCGAAGGCGGAAGAAGGCGTTGGCAGCCAGAGTGGTTGGGGCGCCTGTGACTGTTGCGCCATTGCCACTGACTGTCAGTGTCGTCACAGCCTGTGTTGAATTCACCAGAAGTTCTTGGCGGTCAACGCAGTTGGCTACCGCGGGAAGCGTCAGCGTTCCTGCAGCGTATCCAGCAACAGGAGTCAGGACAAGCCAAACACTGTTGCCGTCGTTATTGATGGTAACAGTGAAACCAGTGGCTGATGGCGCCGAGTACTGGGTGACCTTGTCGTCATTGGCAGTGATCTGACCAGAGAAGAATGCGAGCAGCGTAGCCATTGAAGCCTTGCGAGCATCGCCGTTCTCGCTAGAGTAGATCGGGACTTGGTCGCTCGAGAGGACCGAAGAGACCGAAGAGAGTTGGTTGATTGTTGACACGTGGTTCTCCTAGTCGAAGTTGATTTCATTGTCTGCCCCGGCCTGGAGAGGATCTTTTGGCGTGACCACAAACTGGTTGCTGTTGAAACTGCGCCATGGCTTGGTGCCGGCACCTCGTGGCAATGTGTTGGGGAACTGACGCTCAGGTGTTGGTGCCGAGGTTTGGTTCAGCAAGTTGCTGTAAGCAGCATCGGCACTTGGCTTTAGGTCTGGCGATAGAACTTTGCCAAAGCCGGGAGCCAAACGCACTGCCAAGTTGAGGTAGATGGCCTCATTGGCAACGTCTGGAGCCTTAGCATCAACGTCAATGTCACTGCCGTCAGCTACTGATGGAATGGGCCAGCCGATGCGGATGCCATTGGCATTCCAACCAGCCATCATCGAATCGAGACGACGAAGCGCGCTCTGCAGCTGCTCAGGCGTCAAGTCGAAGACGTAGGCAGCAAGCCCTATCTCCTCAAAGGCTTGCTCCACATATTGACGCTTCGTCCATCCCATGATCAGCTCCCCAACTTAGCTTGGATCCGCTTGCCGAGTTCTTCGTCAGTGGTCTTGGCGTTGAATTTGAGCTTGAGCTCATTGGCCTTCTGTTCCAGTTCAGCACGCGTGGGGCCAAGCAAGTCGTTGGGTGGCAGCTTGACTTCAGGTGCCTTGGTAGCATCATAAGCGTCCTTGGCTTCAGGCGTGGTCAGGAACCAGCCGGACTCTTGTGCTTGCTCAATGGCGCCTTCTTCATCGGCATCCACAATGATGTGATCGAAATGGCCGCCGTGGATTTCGTGGGGACCGGGCGCCTTGTAAAGCATTGTTGCGTTCTTCATGTTCAGCTCCTAAATGATGGTTGAAGACCTGAGGCCGAAGCCCCAGGGTTTGTCAGGTCAGATTAGGTCTGGCTGAACAAGATGATGCCGCTCATCTCAGGCTGTTTGTTCACAACACCGAAGAGAGTGTCCAAACGGTACTTGGTCTTCATCGTGTTGATGTCGTAGAACTTCTGCATGACCAACTCGATACCTTGATCGGTGCTGGCACGCATCACTGCGGTACCTGCATCTTCCGGCACTGCATAACGGCCAGGCAGGATTTCCAGAGCATCCTTCTGCCAGAACGGATTGACTGCGGCAGACACTGTGTTGAGGAACGTGAGCGCAGCACCATTGGCAGGTGTTGCTGACACGTTTTTGTACTCGAGTTCTGCGTCAGTCGAACCGCCACCGGAGATGATAGGAGGAGTGATCTGGATGGTACCAGCACCGCCACCGCCCGTCAGGATCGCGTTAACACGGAAGGTCTTCAGCTGACCAGTGTCCTGCTTAGTGATGTGGTGCACAGCATTGACGCCTGCGATCGTGAATGCATCGCCTGCCTTGACCAGACCAGACACAACACCAATGGTGATGGTTTGGAAGCGGTTGTCAACGTTGCTGACTTCACCCGTACCGGCCGTGCTGATGGCCTTCGGAGTGTAGTACTGGTTGGCGCCGTTCAAGGTCACGGTCACACCAGCTGCGGCCACCAGACGGTTGGCGTAGTCCAGTTTGAAGGTGTCGAAGCCGGACACATTGCCGACATAAGCCTTCTCGTAGGCGGTCACAGGCTTACCAGCCATGGTACCACGACCTGCCAAGTTGCTGGCCATGTTGTTGTAGTCACGGCTGGAGAATGCGGCGTAACGGTCGAAGGCTTGGATGCCCTGCTCGTTCATGATTGCATCAGCCAATGCAACGTCATCGAAGCCGGTGGCAGCAGACGTACGCTTCACGACCAGGGAGCCTTGGTTGGCTGCCACGTTCATGATGGCGACATTAATGTCCGAAGCCAGCTTCTGCTTAGCTGCGTCACCCAAACGACTTTCTTGCAGAGCATCGCGCAGCTCCTTGGCAGTCAAGGTCCAAGGCACAGACTTGCTGAAGCCCAGAGTGGCAGGAACGGCGAGCTGCTCAAAGTCCTTGAAGTTGGATGTCATGTCAGTACCGTCAAACGACTGAGCCACGTAGGGCTGAGGACGCCAGATGGTATCAGCAGCACGTTCCATCTCGGTGCCATTGGTTGGGTACACAGCCACATTGCGGCTCAGGACGAGGGCGTCTTGGAAACCCTCGAGGATGTTTTCGAACGCAACGCGTTCTTCTTTGTTAAATGCATTTGCCATGTTAGGCTCCTATGAAATGATGAGTTTGTTTACGACTGGCGCTTGGCACGTTTGTACGCGATGACCTTGGTATGGTCACCGGTCTTTTCGGCGTCGGCGCGCAGCCGTTCGAGTTGAGAGTCCACCGTACCCGAGACGGATCCGGTTCCACGCACTGTACGCTCGGGTGCAGGTGCTGCCTTGCGGTTCGTTACTTTCAATTGAGTCTCCAGTTTTGCTACCGCGAAGGCGTACTTCACGGGGTCAGTGATTGAAGCAAGCTCTTTCGCTTTCTTCGGGTTCTTGCCAAGCGCATAGATCAATAGCGCTGGGTTCTCGGCACCTTGCAGGATGATACCTTGCTGAGTCTGAGAGAGTGTGTCCTGGACCGTTGCTTCGGCGTCATCAAAGTCTTTCACCTTCAGTTCGGTTTTGGCCTTGCCATAGGATGCCAACTTCGCTTGCCAGGCTTCATTCGCAGACTTGGCTTCGGCTTGCGCCTTAGCTGCCTGATCATCAACCTGACGTTTCTGCTCGTACCA